GCATTCCTGCGGCTCGATTTGGCGGGGAGCAGGGCTGTTCACGGGAAAAGTGATGGGCGGAGGCAAAACAGCCCCAGAAGCCTTCTTTGCACTTGTGGACGGCCCACGCCGACCGCTTGCGGGTTTGGTTGCGGCCATATCCTCATTCCTTTCAGTTTCGAATTTACGCTTCTGCGCTGGCAGCGGCTTTTGTTTACTCACCTGCCGCCATTGGTGTCGCTGTTTACCTCTCCTCCAGCAGTTTCTCGAGGTCCTTCAGAAAGTCCCGGCAGCACGCAGCCTTGACGGCGTCTGTGCCGGGCCAGTTCGAGGAATGGATAGGACCAGCTTTTTCACGGTGGAAAGCCTCCTCGGCCTGATATTTGCCAATGAGCTGGCACACCTTATCACGCATGGCTTCTTTCATGGTAGACCTCCCTAGTACGTTCCAAATTCCTGATCCAGCAGTGTATCGAGCCGGATGCGCTTGCCACGGCCATCACCGGCCCCGTTGTTGTTCCAGCCGTCAGGGTAGCGCCTGCAGACGTCGCGCTTGGGTACGCCCATATATCCAGATACCTGGTCTACCGTGAGCCGGAGGCAGCCGGTCTTGCTGAAGATGGCCTTGTAGGCCTCATGCCACGCTTCGTTTCTAGTCGTTTTTGCCATGTAACAACAACTCCTTCTGACGGCGTTCAAACTCTACCTGCTGGCCGTAGCTGCGTCCTGCAGCATCTGCTCGGGTACAGACATCGTGGAGGCTATTGCCTTGCGGCAGGGCCTGCTTTTTCTTTTCCTCATACTGAGCCTTGAGCTTCTTGTTGTGCTCCTCGGCCTGTGTCTTGCGCACGGCGCTCAGACATTCCGGGCAGTATTTGCGGCCCCGAGCCACGTTGGCCGAGCCGCAGAGGGCGCAGTGATGTTCTTTTGCGGGTGTGCTCATCAGTGTGCCGTCCTTTCCATCCGCCGGCGCTTTGCAGCGCGGATCCGGGCGTTGTCGGCCCGTTTGAACTGGTCCCACTCCACCAGTGC